TGCATTAGGTAGCCGTTAGTGTCAGCTGCCGTAAGTACCTCGCCAGTAGTAAAGGTCTTAAAACCTAATCCAGCTGCCATAGTCCTATCTCCTTAATAACTTAATACGCCGCTGTCAAGCAGGCCGTATATTGCTGAGTCTAATATAAAGCCGTCAATAATTGGCTCTAAAGTGGTAAGTGTTGTTTTCCAGCTGTTAGGCGTAATGTTTTGAGCTACGCCAAACACCTGCAAAGTCTTAGTTAGCGTTGATCCGCCAGGCTGGTTAGTTGTAATAGTTACAGGGTCAAAGTAGTCCAGGTCTAGCGCTGCAATAATGCCTAAATTGTAATTATCGGTATAAAGGTCTAGCTGTATAGCATCGCATCTAATACTGGTCTCAGCCCTAGATGCCACGTATGCCTGTGCATAGTCCAGGGCCACAGCATCGGTTTGCATTAGTAGGTTTTGCTGGTTGTAGCTATGCACAAAATACTTATCTATGCTGGGCTGATTTATGGCCGTTTGTGCCGTGCCACCTGTACGGGTAACGCTGGCTGAGTTGTAAACTAGGGTATCGTCAAGGCGCCAAACCGCATCAAAGTAGCTAATATCTGTGCCGTTATCGTTAAATACTGTAGGCGTAGCTCCTGTACTGCCAGCCGTAACGCTACGATCTTGAAAGACAAACGAGCCAGCCGCATCTACATACAAGGCCCCGTACTCGCTAGTCTCCACCGTCTGCATAGCTGCAAGGCTTGTGCGGGCTGTGCCTGGGTCTGCCTGCATTGTGGTTAGCCCTGCATCCACATCACGCATAGAGGCAGGCCAATCAATAGCATCTAACAAGGCGTTAATTCTTGCACCGCTAAGCTGACCCGCTGAGGTGCCCGCCACGGTACTAATCTGTGCATTTTGAGCTAACCTAAAAGCATCCACAGCTGTAATAGTTGTATAAACTACATCAAGGGCATTTTTAGGTGTGCTAGTTGTATAGGTAGTAATAAAGCCAGCAAAAATAGGGTAAGTAATTGCGCCGTATGTGGCCGTAATCTGCACTTTACGCATTGGCGTTAAAAGGTTGTAGTACGGACTACTTGGGTTTTGTGGGTTAAAGTCTCCGTTTTGGTCAACGATACGCATAGTAAGAGTGCCAGTTTGAAATTGGTCAGCCTGTGGGTTACGCCCGCGCTTTGTCTGAATACTATCTACTACGTCAGATACGTCCACAATAACGCTAGCTGCATCTGCCAGGATATTGGTGTCCAATATGCCTTGATCTAATATCATAGCCTGAGCAAAGCTAGGCCCAGTACTAAAGTTAATAACGGCGTTAATTACGGGTAGGGTCATAATGCCCCAGCAAAGTTGAGATTATTGCCAAACCTGTTATTTTCTTGTACGGCCGTTTGTACTACCTCAATTAATCCGCTGGTCTTATCTATAATTTCTACAGTTACAGCTGACCCGCTGCCGCCCCTGTTCATATTGGTGCTATAGCCGCCAAAGTCTCCTAGCTTGTTTTGGAACTCAATTAGAGATAGATAATCTTGGTAATTCTGTTCATCTAAAGTATCTGCCATAGCCGTAGCTAACGCGGTTACTGCATCGGAATACTCTAAAATGGCCTCAATAGACTCATTACCTGTTAAAGGGTCTATTTTAGGTTGGTCCTTAAAAGGTCCACCGCCGCCACCGCCGCCGCCACCGCCGCCACCTGCCCCTGGCATAGTAAACACAGGGAACTTAAATTTAGCTAGTAAATCTAGGGCAGCTTGTAGGTTAGCCAGGTTGATTAAATCGGTTGATTTCATACCCGCTAAGACTCTGTTTATGTCTAGCAGTTTGGCATCTTGGCGCTGCAAAGCGCCTAATATCTTTAAGTCCTCGTTTAGCTTGGCCGTGGCCTTTACTATGGCTGCATCATCCTTTGAGGCTATGGCATCTTCTAGGTCAGCAATACTTTGCTTAACCTTTAAGCGCTGTACATCGTTGGCTATAGCTAATATCTGTGCGCCACTAGTGGCCTTACCTAACGCCTCAGCCTGGCCTATAAGCGCAGCGTTTAGCTGGATAGCATCCATATTAAAGACATCGTTACCCTTAGCTAAAGCCAGGTTAGCCTTATCTAGAATTGCCTGTGACTTTTTATCTGCCAGGATTTTCGCCTGGGCTTTTTGCTGCTCTTTAGTTAGGGCTGTTATTTTCTTTTGAGTGCTGAGATATGAGCCTGATTGGATTGGGTTTTTTTGAGCGCCTACTTCTGCAGCTCTGCGTGAAGTTGCACCAATTCTAGTAATTGCACCAAGAGGGCCAGCAGATAAAGACCGTTGAAAAGGTGTAAGCAATAACCCAAGCAAAGATTTTGTTTCACCACTAACTTTAAATGTTCCAATTTGTGATAAACCTCGCAGAAAATCGGCTAAATTGAGTGCTGCTCTTTCCATATCATTTGCAAGCTCGTCAATAGTTGTATTTTCGCCCAGGGTTTTTAAAGAGTCTATAAGACCCGTACCAATAATCTCTTGCACATTAGCGGCAGCCACACCTAACTTTGCTATAGATCCTGCAAAAGTCTCTGAGGCTGCTGTGGCTGAACCCTTAAAGGTAGTAGCTAAATCGTCTGTAATCTCTTTAAAAGATTTACTTTTAAGGTCTGCCTTAGATATGCCTACCTGTAATTTACTTAAAGCTGTGTTATTACCTAAATACGCTTTGCTTAAAGCACCTGTAACTGAGTCTAAGTCTTTGCCTGTGGATGCGCTTATGTCTAAGGCAATACCTAAGAGGCGCTGGGTTTCGGCTGTGTTTTTAGTGGCTACTGCTAGCTTTTGATAAGCAGGCCTTAAAAGATCATCTACAACACCAAACTCACTTTGTAGCCGTTGTATAAATCTTTCAGCTGAGGCGGCATCGCGCTCTAAGCCTACGTTTTTTAATGCCAGCGCTAGCTGTTGCTGGGCTTTTTGGTCTGCAGCTGCGGCTTTTACTGAGGCTTTGGCATAGGCTAAAACTGCAGTAACACTAAAAGCAACGCCAAAAGTTTTAGCGAGGCTTTTAACCGATTTACTGAGCTTGTCTGTTGCTGTCTCGGCCTGTTTAAATGCTTTTTTGCCTGTGAACTCTGAGGCTATATCTATAACTACGCTGGCCATAATTACACCTTTGTACTTTTATTAAGGGCAGCCGCGGCTGAGTTAATGGCTGTAATGACCGCATCTCTAGCCTTGCCGTTATTCTCATCGTAGGCCCTAAACAAAACGCGCCCTTGCATCCTGTCTTTACCCTTAAAAGGTGCGTTATATTTTTGCTGTTGATTTTTAACAAAAACACTCTTAGGGCTTAACTTACCCATACGCTCATAGATAGATGCCGCAGCGTTTTTGTTAAAAATACTGACCAAGGATCTAAAGCCTTTAGAGTTAGGTTTTGACGGTGTAGTTTTATAGCCTATTTTAGATTTTGCTATGCTCACATCATAGGTAGGGAACGTGCCCACAGAATTAGGCCGTGTCAGCCAGCCGCTTAGTATCTGTCCATTATCGGGCAGGTATCCTTTACCAGTTTTAACTATAGGTTTAAGAGCAGTTGCTACCTCTTTAGGCAAGGCTTTAGCCAGGTCAGGGGTAAACTTTTTTAGAGCCTTGCGTAGCTCAACGCCCCCTTTTACCTCTACTGGCATTTTGCTGCTCCTTAGCTTTATCGCTTAAAACTTTTAACATATTCTTGAACATATACGTATCCAGGTCTAGTAAGTACTGAGGCGCAATACCCGTCTCCACGGCTAGCTGCGCTATGAGGTAACCAAAGCTACCGCGCCCCACTACCCCAAAGGGTCATCATCTAGTACCTCAACTTTAGCTAAGGTATCTAAAAACTCTGCCCCAAACATCGGTACGGTTTGCCCGCTTGTGCGTAAACACTCCCAGGCTAGCCAGTACACATCGCTTTGCTTTTCGTCATCTCTAAAGGCTTTGTGAAAACCTTTTTTTGCATATAACTCAAAGGCGTACTCAATACGTGGCGTAATCTGATGATCCGATACGCTGCCGTCTGCCCTTGTTATTTTAAGTTTTGCCATTGTGTTAGCCCCTTTTGTTTATTCTCAGCTAGTTGTAATTACGATTGGTGAGTTACAGGTAAAGGTAATGCTCTGAGTAGCAATATCTGCAACAGCGCCGTTAATATCTGTAGTGTTATTTACCAAGATAGTAGTGCTGTATAGCGGGTTAGTTGCTGATACTGCAGCGCTTGTCTGCTTTAGTGTTAGCGGTACTGTTGTACCCCAGGCAGCTTGCAAAGTAGCGTTTACGTTTGCTGCAGCTGTATCGCTTAAAAAGTCTAGAGTAATAGTGCTGGCCTCTAGGC